CATTATCTATATCCGTATTTTTGCATCTGTCTTATCCAGTCATAGTAATCTTCGGTATCTGTAAATTCTTTTCTATTAGAATCGAAATCAGAAGGAATTGTCATAAGTGATCTACCTTGATCTGCTGCAAGTGCGTCTTGTAACTTCTTCTCTTTAAGGTTATATTCAGCAGCTTCACCGTATCCTTCTCTCATATTACGAAAAAAATCACTAAAATCATATTCATAAGGTTGAGGCATTTCGCCCCTTCCATATAATTCCATTACTTCATCATTTGAATAACCTGGATATGGAATTAATCCACGATTTATTCCTGGCCCAGCAACATCATACATGTCTGGTCTTCTGTGAGGGTCATCTCTTGGTCCTATAAAATTAGTTGCATATTGATTTGCAATAGCTTGTTCTCTGTTTGTATCATCAAATGGTACAATTGGTGGTGGAATATTCATATCTTCATCAGCTATTTCATCTGTTCTACTCATTAAATAATCTATCTCTGCTTGGTTTAAATCTTGGTAAGCTTTGTTTTTACTCATGTCCGTGTTAATCGGTCTATCTTGTGGGTAAGTTACTGGAAAATCTCCATGTGGGTCGGGAGAACCTATAGGTAATGGTTCTGCAGGGGTAATTTCATTTTGTCTTCTTATAAAATCTTCTCTATCTGAATCACGTTCAATTGGCATAAATCTATCTACATAATCATCTGGCGCAACATATGGTTGATTTGGATCTTCATCGAGATCTAATCCTTCTGCTCTACCATAGTAAATAGGTCCGTGTGGCTTATAAATAACTTCTGATTGTTCCATTGGATCTTCAATAATTGGTGTTGAACCAGGATGTCTATCTATAGGTGCACCCATACCAAAAGTTTTTGCTGCATAGTCTTCCATTTCGCCTTCGTCTGTATCAGCAGCTCCTGCTATACCTTCTCTATTAACCATGCTTTTTCCAAAGTCAGAAACTTTACCAAACATTTCTTTTGCCATTAGCCCGAGTAATCCTCCTGACTGACCATACCTCATGGCCATATCTTGAAGAGGATACATTTTTCCGTAAACGTTTGGTGCAGCGTTTCTAAAATTATTACTTCTATTAGAAAAATCTTTTTGTACATCCAAAGGTGCTACATTAAATTTGTCACCTATTTTGTATTTATCAAAACGATTATATGTTCTTCTTCTGTCTTTTAGTTCTTGTATACGTGGATCATTTGGCGCAAAATTAGACGCTTGGTTTTGCAAATTCATCATTTGCGTATAATTCTGCATTTCCGGCCCCTGACTAAAAGGGGTCGGAGTATGCATTTTTTTCAAATATCTTGATCTAGCATCTACCATTATGCACCTGGTACGATTATAACTTTGAGAACAACAAGAACGATAACAACTACGATTCCGGCCTTAATCCAGTCCTTCATCTTCCAATCATTCCATTCTTTTAAATGTCCCCATAAATCTTTTAATAAATTCATGTTTACCTCCTATTTACTTCGTTTCAGCCCACCCTTACGGTATGACTTTTTCACCTTTCCACCTTTCTTCATTTGCATTTTCTGTCCTGTTGAACGAGCATGCTTTTGTGCTTTTTGCACACCACTCGAAGTGTATGGAAACTTTTTTTGACCTACGTTTGGCATTATTCCTCCTAGTGAATTGTGGGTCTTGCATTTTTGAAGGCCCGTAAAATTTCATCATGTGCAGAAAAACTTTCTGCTACAGCTAAAAACATTTGTTGTGTCTGCTCTGATCCTAGAGCTTTTTCATACATATTCCTTGTGACTGCCATTAAAGCACCACATACTTGCAAATAATCATCGCTACTCTTTATTTCGCCTTCCGCTGCTTCTTCTATTTTAACCATAGCGTCACTTAGCTTTTGTAGTAGTCGTTTTGGATCCTGTTCCATTGCCCCTCGATTTTGCAACTCGTTCAGCTGTTTGATTTTTCATAGCCTCCCTTGTAGCTGCCATGTTTTCTTTTAGAATAGCCATTGCTTCTGCTGAATCTTCCTTATTCGTATCTCTATTAGCATCAGCCGCAACTTTCATCAAGTCAATACTTGTATCAGCTTCTAGCTTATCTCTTTCAAGATCCATCTTAGCTGAATCTACCATCATGTCTTTTTGCATCTCCATTTGAGTCTGCATAGCTTTTAAATCAATTTCTTGTTGTTTTAATTTAACAAGTGGATCTTGTTGCTCACGGCTTATTCTAGCTTCTTCATCTTGTGCTAATTGTTTAGTCATTTGTGCTTCAACCTGTGCTTGTTCAGACGCTTGTTGATTAACTAATTGATCCATTTGCTGTTGCAATTGCTGTTGCATCTGTGGATTCTGTTGTGCTTGTTGTAACTGTTGTCCTAATTGATCAAACTGTTGTTTATATTTTTGCTGCATCTGTTCACTTGCATGAATAGAAATATGTTCTGATACATGTGATTGTAACATTGCATATAACTGCGGATTAATTTGTACCATTCTTGTAAACATAAATTCAGCATGTGCTTCTATATGAGACATATGATTTTGCATTGGAAATGCTTTTGGTTGTTTTCCACTCATGGCACCTGCATTTTCCATTGCTGGACTTATAGGTTCTGGCATTTCTGGATCTGGTTTTAGTATTGCTTCTACATTATCAACACCCATTGCATCATACATTCTTCTATATGCTTCACGTAAATTATGTAATTGTGGTGCAGCTGATGCTAATTGCAATTGTTGTTGTGCCAATGTCACACGTTGTGCCATTGAAAATATATTTGGATCTGATACTGGAATAACATCTACACGTTCATCAAAATCTGTCTGTTTAATCATTTGGTTTCCACCAACAACCATATACGGATATTGTGGTGGAAGATAAATTTGAAATACTTTTGAAAGCAATTTAAATTCTATTTTTTGTGCGTAGTGTAATCTTTTATGAATTGCACTCATAACTTTTGTACCACGCTCAATTAAAGCAAGTGTTGTTCCAACAGGGTTTTGTTCATTACCTTCACCCATCTTCATATCTGCTATTGCTGCAAATGATTTACCTGCATCAACTGCAAATCCTAATAATTGAAATAATGTTGCACTTGGTTCCTTATAAGGAAGTGGTAATAGTGATTCTTTAATAGATGTACCTGTTACATCCACATCTCTAAATTCACCTGGTTGTAATGGTTCATCATGATCACGTATACGCATTCCTCGTGCCTTAAATCCTGCTGGCAGATTGGCAAGAGTACCTGCATCAATTAACTGCCGCAAAACACTTGTCGCAGTTCTTGACAACCCACCTAGCATATGTATTAGGCCAAAGCCATAAAAGCCTAAGCCTGGGAGGAACTTGTAGTGTACAAAATAATTGTTCTTTGCAAAGTTTGGATCTCCTTCTTTCCAGTTTCTTTTTATTGATAAAACTTCTCTTGAGTATTGATCAACAGAAATAATGTAAGGAAGTTTAACTCCAGTATCGTCTTCAAATCCTGGAACATCTGCATTAACATGCATCTCTAATATTATATGTTCCTCATCACCTGAAGCATAATTCTTTTCTGATCCTTCTAATTCGTCTACTTTATCCGCAACATCATCTGTATCAACTTGTCCAGTTGCAAGTTCAATATCACGGTAAAATCCTTGTAATTGTTGTTTTCTAATATCGTTACCATTAGTCTTAATGATATGCGTTATACGATCAGCACTTTCTATATCTGTTGCCATATAATTGATAACTAAATCTTCACCTGCAACAAACTTTGCGCATGCACGTTTCATTAGTCCATCATAATAAACTTTTTTAAATGCTGAACCAGCAAGGGGTAAATAGAATAATAATTGATCCATATCTGGATCGTATTCCTGCATTACCTCTGTTATCTGGTAATTCATAAATTCTTGGACACGTTTTGCCTGATCTTCTACTTCAGGTGTTGACATGCCTACAACTTGGGTACGAACGGGGCCGCTTGGGGGGAGAAGTTCCTTATACGCTTGGGCTTGAAACTGTGTAACAGATTCAGCGAGTAAGGGATGTACGACCCCGGATGCACCTTCGAACGGCTGTGTGCGGTCTTCATATTTGAAGCCTAGCATATCAAGGCCTTTGATATAGGTATCTTCCCAATCTTTCCTTGAATCACGATCCGATTCGAATTCTGCTAGTAGATCTGAAGAGAAACTACTTAAATCATTTTCATCTATATATTCTGCTAAATTAGCGTCGTGTGGTATTTGTGATGTATCTATTGGAGCATTTGGATCTGTATTGATCTCTGCACCACCATCATCTAGTAATTCTACATCCGGTTCAAAGGCAACATTTTTTTGATCTAATATTACTTCTTCACCAGTTGGTTCTATTTCTAATGCACCTGTAAGTGCCTCTAGAGCTTTATCTATGTTGTTATTATTGTTTTTATCAGCCATTGACAGCTATTCCCCCTCTTTTGTAGATAGGTAATCCTTTTTGAACATTAAACTTTGACGCCTCATCAAGCCAGATCATTGGAACTTCCCATCCTTTTCCGTTATCGTCTATTATAGCAGTTTTAATAAATTTTGCACCACTTTTCTTTGCTGCTTTTTTCATGGCACCTTCTGCCATTGGTCCGTAAGCTATAACATTACCCATATAGTCTTTATTTGATGGGTTTAAACTTCTATTTTTAATTGCAGCACTTGAAATAGTTACACCGTCATATCCACCTTCCTGCGCAACCCTAGTTGCATATTTCATTACAAATTCATTATAATCTTCTGTTTTACTAAGAGGTCCTTGAGGAACATTACTATGTTCACCTTCCGCCATTTTAGCACGTTTATCAGTAATAATCTTTCTTACTTTTGCGCGTTCTCTATTCAAACGTGCAATTCTAACTTGTGTTTGTTTTGTCTGAGGTTTAGCAGATAATTCTTCTATTTTAGATAAAATTAATTTTAATTGATCTTCATTAACATTATCAACCTCTTTCATAACATCACCACGTGGCGCATATTTAGATTTTATTAAATCATTGCTATCAGGTTTTTTACCGTCTGCTATTGCTTTTTTAACTCTTCTTGCAGCCGCATTTATTGGCTGGTGCATATCAGATTGTATTTCTTCTATGTGTAATATTCTTCTACCAAACTCATCAGTTCTATCGGATGTACGCATGTGAACAAATCCACCTGATTTATCTTTTCCACTTAATGATGCAAAATGCCCACCACCTAAATCATCATATGCTCTTACAGGCTCTACTGCACGCGTTGATCCTGGTTTATTACTAGATCTAAATAAAAATTCACGGTAATTTTCACCACCACCTAATGTTTGTTGATTTCTATAAGACACATCCTGTATATATTTTTTAAAGCCAGCTAATCTTGCACCTGAAACTTGTGCTATATCTTGAAGTGGTTTTTTTAACTCAAATGGAAATTTTTGTGGGAATCCTTCTTTAATAGAATTCGCTACACCAAAATTCTCAAATACTGAATTTTCAATTGCATCAATATTCTTTAATATATTATCTTTGTTATTATTTGATATTGACTCCTCAAGAAGTGCTCTTCTATTCTTTAGTGTTGTGAGTACATTTTTAAGAGGACCATCACGGTATTCTTGAAGATTTATTTTATCTATTTTCCTTAGCACAGTTAAGTTTCTTTGATCACTACCAAGAACAGCTACGTCTATATCTGGTGCTAATTTATCATCAAAATCTTTTACTAGTTGTTCTTTGGAAATAGTCTTTTTACCATTACGCGATAAATGTGTCGCTAATCCTGTATCGTTTAATTCCATGTGTTTTATAATTGGGTATCCTTTTGGATTTAGTATGCCGTGTTTTCCTAATTGCATGTATTGTAACCATTGATCACCAGTCATAGATTCTGACGGTGCGCCAATAATCTTTTCTCTTGAACCCCAAAACATTGCACCTGGTTGTTCTGGTTCTAATTGTTGTGGTTTTCCTTTTCCAATAGTATACATATCAGCGTATTCATCATTTCTTATAAAATCTCTAGCTGCTTTTTCCTCATTAAAATCTTTTATTGGTAAACCATCTTCATCAAAAACAGTCCAATATGTATCTCCGGATTTAACAGCTTTTAAGTCTGATGGTTTTACTTTAGTTGTTAATTTAGGTTTAAAATTTGTTAACTTACCTAGGACCTTTGGTGCCATTTTCTTGACTAGTCCACCACCAACAAAACTTTGTGGGTTAGCACGGATCATTGCCACTGCATCATCGACAGAAAATTTTTCTGCCATGCCACCTTGGTTATAAGCTTTGTAAAATTGATGTGAACCAAACATACCCTTATCTTCTGGAGCAACTGAAAGGCCAAAAGGATTACCCCCACCCCACTGCACTGACGGTAAAGCAAAAAAATCTGCTCCACCTGTAATGTCTTTTTCTTTACCTCCAAGAACACTTCCTGCATAATCATAATATTCTTGCCATCTTGGATCTTCCATTATATTTTCTGCAAAAAATCTTGTATTTTTATCAGAAAAAGGAGTGAATTGATTTGGTGCTGAGATAATAGCTCTTATATTACTATCTAGGTTTTCATAGGCACCATACCTACTTCTCTTAGGGTGCATAGCACGGTTATGTATTACATGCGCAACAGCTCTTCCTCCTTGTGAATTTATATCATCTTCAGCTATCATCATACGTGCCATTGCTTCTTGGTCACTAATATTTTTGATAAAATCATATCTAGGTCTAGAAGGTGCATCAGGTTTTGGTTTAGGTCTAATTCTAGGCCCTTTTCTCCTAACGCTTCCACCTTCATTATATCCGTGTATATTACCACCTCTAAATTGTGATTCCCAGTCCATTTCCATCATTTCCTGTTTTGCTATTTTTTTCTTTATCAGTTCTTTCGCTTTTGCTTTTGTGTGAAAGATATTACCAGAAGGTGAGAAAGAATCAATGAAACTTTCAAATAGATCTGAATAGTCTCCACCTTCGGGTGTTGACATATAATCTTTGATATAATCATCGCCGTCACCACGCATTAGACCCATTTTCTTTTCAAACTCCTGCATCTGCGTTGGAGTTGTTACATCCCACGTAAGTGGATCCTCTTTGGTATAATCATCTGGTGAAGTCATATGGTAATTTTCATCCACTATTTCTACTTGTCCTGTTTTCTTGTCCATGTAAATATGTTGATTGTTACTAAAGTCATCACGAATATCAAACTCTATATCGATATTACCCTTTTTATCTTTATAAACATTTACAGGAACTTTATACCCATCTGAGTTTGTAACTTCAAAAGGTGTCATTTTCCCGCGGTAATCATCTGCGGTGCCACCAAGTGTTTTAATTTTTGTACCATTAGCCATGGTGTGGCTCATAAAATTTTTTGTACTACCTAGTTGATCAAATACACCCATCATGGATTTAATCCAAGGTGGTGCGAAACGTGCTGCTTCTTTTGTTGTTGCCTGGGCCATTGTCGGCACTAGCTTGGCCAATGACTTTGGCGTTGCTGTGTATGCAGCTGTGGCACCAGCTTGTTTTAAAAATTTTCTTCTTGATTGATTGAATGCTGTACTATCAAGAAGTGATTTTATTCCTTTCTTGATCAGTCCGCCGCCGGCGTAGCCATAATATCCTTTTATTCTGTCACCCAACATATTTTCATACCATTCCTCAAAACCATGAATAGGAGCTTGTACTCTGTTTATATCACGATTTTGTTTATTCATAGACCAAAATACATTGTCCTTATCAAAACTTTTCATTGGATCATCAGATGCCTTAATTATATGACTGATCTCCCACAATTCATTTTTATCTATTATTCCAAGTTCTTTTGCTTTTGCAATTTCTCTATTATTAATCCTTCCTCTTTTAGATAAAAATTTACCCCACCAAGGAGCATCTAATTGTGAAAATTTTTGTATAACTTGATCTTGTGAAACTTTTTTTTGTGCTTTTGCTTGAGAAAGCATTCTACCTAAATGTCTAATTAAATTAGACCCTGCATTTATTGGTGTGTCAATAGCTTTATTAATTTTTAACATTGTATCTTTAACTATTTGAGTATTTTTTGAAGTTAACTCTTCTACAGCATCACCGTATTTTGTCATGTAAACTGGTTTTCCCATTTCATCAGTAAATTTAGTTTTAACACCGTAATTAAGTCCTGGACCTAATCTTTTTTGTCTATATGGAGCTAAATACATTTCAGGGCTAACACCCATTGCTCTTGATTGTTCTTCGGTTAAATAACGAAGTTCATCATCAGATAACGCATCATATTTTTTAAGAGCTTCAAGTTTTTTATCAGATGGTTTTGGTTTTGTAGGTTTTGTTAAAGGTTTAATATTTACACCAGCAATACGTGCTTCTTCTATTTGACGTGGTATAAGTCCAGTGATAAGTTTTCCTTTTTCTCCTCTTCGTTGTACTCGCGTTAAATCTTTAGGTGAGAATTTTTTTCCTTCGTATTCGTAATAATCTAAAACTTTTTTGGGCTTAGGGGTATACCCTTTAGTCATTCCTTTTTTAGCAATGTATTTAAAAATAGGTTTTGCAAACATTAGTCGTCCATCATTTCACCAATAACCATAGGTGCAAAATACTGTGACCCATAACTACGTGAAGCATCTAGAAAATTAATTGGTTTTCTTAACCACGGATTTTTCATAGTAGATCTGTACCCACCACTAAATTTAGGGTTAAGTGTTCCTGGTAATGCTTCTAACATTACTCTTTCCAATACTGATGGTATTCCTTTTTTTGTTCCGTACTTTAATGCAGCTCTACCAGCTGAGGGTATTCCCATACCAAATGCCATTTCTCCTAGAAATTCTGGTGTAGCTAAATATTCTTGTGCGTCTTTTGATGTATAATCAAAAGTTTTATCTTTACCAAAATCCATAAAGTATTCTTTTAATGGATCAAGTGCACCAAGATCCATTTTTTCTCCCATGTATTCCATATCCTTCCACATGGATGAACCATGTAATAAGTCAGGATTATAAATTCCGTATTGATCCATCATATCATCTACATAATTTTTAGCAGCTATATTAGTTACTTGACCATAATATTTATCTGCTATTATCATGTTTTTTATTCTTTCTCTTTCTGCTTTGTATTGATCCTTTGTCATTTCAGGATATTCATATTTTAACGTATCATAATCTGCATACGCATCTACTTGTTCATCTATTAATCTTTCTGCATCTTCCGTCATTAGATCATCAATCTTATCCCAAGCTTTATCTGCATACGGTTGTAAATCTTTATACGTATGACGCATTGGATTATCTTCATACATTGCTGGTGTTCCAAGCATACCTTCCATCGCTATATCAAAACCGTAACCTGTACCTTTACCAAATCCTTTGTATGATTGTGGAACTCCTTTTAATGCTGCTCCTGTAAATTTTAATGTTTCTGAAAGTGCGTTAAGTGGTACTGCTGCAGTATCGGAAATTTTTCCACCGTAATCGTAACCAGTTAAATCGTATAATCCTTCACGCGGTGAATACCAACTACCCCATGATTGATCACGCATGTCTTGCTCTCGTATAGGCCCATAGTTGGCATAAAGATTATCAAAGTCGTCTTTCCATTTACCTAATCTTTCAAACTTATCTGAAGTTCTTCTTGGAAGTGTATCCCATCTATCTTGAAAATACTCACCCCATGTTTGAGGGTTAGTTCTTAGATCTCTAGAAACTTTTGTCCCTTCACTTTTTTTCTTCCTTAAATCTTCTGCTACTTTTGTGCCCATTAGTAATATTCTCTCCCCGTGCCAATCTTGACACTCTCCTCATCCTCATAATCATCTTTTAACCCAATAAAATAACCTTGTCTATAACGCATTAGTGCTTGCGTGGTAGAATCCACGTAGTCGTCGTGATCGCCGAAAGGAAATGCTGCGCATTCTTCTATCACTTCCTCAGCGAACGTTTTTTTGGGCGCCCATATAGCTCCTGATTCAAACAAAGGAGCCACGCTGTTTACCCTCGAGTGTTTATCATTTCCTCTTGAGGGTGTATAATTTATAACAGGTATTCCTGCCTTTTGCAACTCATGAGTTAACGGTAAACCACTCGCCTTCGCTTCTATAAGGATTGCCTCAGGTTCCCAGTACTTATATTCGTCTTGTGCAATTGATTTTAACTCCGGAAAGTTCCATCTTCCCCTTTTTGCATCGAGTAAGATCAAGGCCGGCGCGTCACCTTCCTTCGGTGTAAATACACCCCACGTTGTTATTGCACTAAAATCTGCAGTCTCTTTTGCAGAGAACGCCGTGTCATATGATTGTATTATATATTGAAGATGTGGTATCTTTTCTTTCTCCCACGTTTTCCACCACTCACGTTTTATAAGTGCACCTTCCTCGGAAGTAGGCTGCTGCATCCACTGTGCTTGCCACTTGGTTAGTGGGATGGAAGCCTTGACGCCTTGCAATCCTTTCATGGACCAAAAATTTCCCCACATGGGTTTATCTTTTATAATGGCAGGAAATTCTACAACTTCCCATTGGTCTGTTTCGTCGTCTTTACCTTGGGCCTCTAGTAGCTTTCCAGTTAGGTCTTTAACAGACCATCTAGTCATAACTAGTACTATTGCACCACCAGGCTGTAAACGCTGACGAGGGCCAGAAGTATACCACTCATAATGGGACTCAAGCACAGAAGGACTAAGAGCGTCTTGTTCCGAATGAGGATCATCAATAATAAGCAAATCAGCACCACGACCAGTGATAGCACCACCGACACCAGCAGCAAAGTACTCACCGCCATGATTTGACTCCCAACGTCCAGCAGCTTTTGAATCGGCTGCCAACCTGACGTCTGGAAAAACTCTTTCATACTCTGTTGATTCTATCATGTTCTTGGCCTTACGTCCAAACCTGATTGCTAGTTCGCCTGTGTGCGTTGTTTGGATGAGCTTGGCCTTTGGATGCCTACCCATAAAAAATGCTGGAAATAAGTGTGATGCAAATTCTGATTTTGTATGTCTTGGTGGCATATTGACAATAAGCCTTTTAAGTTCACCATTTGCAATGCGATTTAATTTTTCTGCATAAATTCTATGGTGTTTTCCTTCAACGAACTCGGGCCACACTGTTTTTACAAATTTTAAAAAATCTTTTTGTGATGCTTCCTGTTTCTCAAGGATTTTACTTTTTAAAAGATATTTTAAAGTCTGTGTGTCTAATTTTCCTAAATTATTCATAGAAGAGTCATCTATTTTTTTTTTAAAATTTTTTATAACGTTTTTTTGGTTCATTGTCACTCTCAAACTTGCCTCCGCAAAATTCAAAGCATGCTTTTCGAAAAAGGGGGGGTTGGGGGGTCCGGAGCTTCGGAGCTATAGTGTCCCGGGCGCCAGCCTACTACATGTAGTACCACCAACCACAACCACCCACTACATCCCGGGCGCGACAAATTGTCGC